TTGGCAAATATTGACCTTGACATGGCCGCACTGGAAGAAGAAAAGAAAGCTTTCATGCAAGCATACAAGGACAAACTGAAACCTAAAAAGGAACGTAAAAAAACGTTGCTTACCGATATAAAGCGTGGTTATGAGGAAATTACGGATGAATGCTTTAAGTTCATGGAACGTAGCACTCGTACCACTGGATATTACAACGGTAATGGTGACTTGGTTAAAGAACGTCCGATGGAAGCACAAGAGATGCAAAAAACTGTATTCGAGGACATTGAATCTACTGGTACGGAGGGATAAGCCATGAGAAAAGAAGAACTTATCAAGCAAGTAGCCGAATCAACCGGTATCGCTATTTGTGAAGTCCGAACTGTCATAGAGGCAGCACTAAAAGAGACCGTGAATGCAGTAGCTAATGGAAAGACTCTTTATATCAGAGGTTTTGGCACACTGTCACCCAAACACTATAAACGAAAAGTAGCTCGTAACATACACAAAAACGAGACTATTGTCATAGCGGAGCATTATACTCCACATTTCAAACCTGCCAAATCATTTAAAAATAAAACTAAAAATTTGTAGAACAGCATGGAAAACGAAAAGATGCAAGTGAACTTTGCTCCAGGTATGACCGAAGCAACACTTAGGGTTATTGAACTTCACGAAGAAAATGAGTTACCGGTACTGGAGCCTGATAAGGTAGAATTAGCCGGAACAATTGGAAGTGTTCATGAATTTCTCTTGAAAAGAATCTCTGAAAAAGAACAGATCAATCAGAAACGTTGCTATATTCTTGTTGATCGGGAGAAAATGACACTTAAACTTGTCACCAATGAAACTGACAGTAGGAATAAAGCTACTGTAAGAGGTGAGTTGAAATACTATCCCAAGTTTCTTGAATTTGGTATTAACACAAGCAAGACATGGGAACCGGTGCAGCTTTCAAAGTTCTTCAAAATGAATCGTGCCTTCTTCAAGGATGCACAATACAACATGGAACTGGTAACAGTCTTGAAGAACTTCAAAGCCAGCATTGACTCAAAAGTGGAAAACTCCCGACAAGACAACGGTAGTCGCACTGACAATTACAGCCAAGTTGTCAACTCCAATCTTCCGGCCTCATTCAATCTTATTGTCCCGATTTTCAAAGGTCGCCCTGCAGAAGAGATTGAAGTGGAAATCATTGCAGATGTGGACGGGCGTAATATTCGATTGTCCCTTTGCTCCCCTGGTGCAGAAGTGATAGTGGAAGAGGAACGCAACAAGGCCATTGACGAGCAATTATTGTTGATCCGTAAATTGGCACCGGATATTGCCATTATCGAACAATAACAATGAAGACTGTAAAGAAATACTGGAAGCCGGTACTTGTCGTATCGGCTTTCTTCATTGGCAACCGCGTATTCAATCACATAAATGCGTGGTTGGGAATTTCAATAATTATGCTGACAGTAGCATTTATAGTTTATAATATCATTAAAAAAAAGTAGAAAATGAAAAGAAAGATTGATTTTTTGATTGTGGCACTATTTGCCGTTGTTTTGTTTGCTTCATGCGAAAGAGTTGCTCCCAATTATGCCGGTGTCCTTATGGAGAACTACGGCAAACAAGGGAAAGAAGATTTTAAAATCGTTGCCGGTAAGGTATCTACATGGGAATTAGGCACAGAGCTTTTTCAAGTTCCGCTATTCGATCAGCGCGGAGAATTTTCTGATCCAGTCACACTAAAGGCAGCCGACAATACAGAGTTTACAGCCCGGCCAACTTACTCTTATAAAGTAATGAAAAACAGGGCTATTGATATTGTATTTGATAACAAGCATATTGATAAGGCTGACACCCCATCGGGAAAAGATGGCTTTATGCAATCATTAGAAGATAATATTTTGGAGCCACGTATATATGATCTTATCAAAGAAGAAAGTCGCAAACATAAAACAGACAGTCTGATGGCTGACGGTGGTTCATTGGTATTTGAAAAGAGACTGGAACAGATCGTTGATAAAGAATTTGAGAAACGGGGATTGCAGTTGTTGACCTTCTCCGCACAATTGGAATTTTCAAGAGCTGTCCGCGATAAAATAGATAGCCGTAACGAGGTAAACACTAATATTTCGGTACTTGATCAGAAGATTGAAGAACAAAAGAAGCAAAACGAACTGGAGCAACTAAAAACAGAACAAGCTTTAATTGCGTCCCGTGGACTCACCCGTGAGATTTTATATAAACAATTTATAGACAAGTGGGACGGGAAGACACCTCTATATGGCATTGCTCCTGAATTTTTAAAAATGACAAAATAATATGCTGACATTTCAACAAAGAAGAGATACAATATTGTCTCAATTTGCACAAGCAAAAGCCGATTTGGAAACACTTAATAGTGATATTGATGCAGAAATCGAAAAGAATAAATCTGTTATTTCTACACTAACTTCTAAAAATACAGAATTGGCCTCTTTAAAAAGTAATAATGAAGGCTCAATCAAGACTTTTGCTAAATTCCTAAAATAATAATTATCAACCCGATTAATAATCAGCTTCTCCCGGTGTGGCTTGACCGCCTATCCGGGAACTATCATGCCTCACCTTTTTTCTTCTCTTTGCAAGTCGAGTCGAGTACGCTGCATACGCTCCACGACGGTAGATACTACAAAGAGTCTTTTTGTTCATGTAAAATGCCTCTATTGTAGAGGCAAACGGATAAGTGGCGAAATCGGAAGACGCTTAGTTTCTGTGGTAAAAATGCACGAATAGCATCACGAGTCAGGTAATATGCTATTAACACTTGACATACGTACAAACGGAAGCAGAAACGAAAATCCTGATTGCAACAGTTCCCGGTTCGAGTCCGGGCTTATCCACATAAATCAATCATTATGAAAGTTGAAATCCCCGACTATTTCCTAAAATCCTTTATCCGACATTTTGAAAGGATAACCGAGAATTGTAAAGCTTCACCTTCTGACATCAAGACCAGTGAAGCACTAAGGCTTGGAAAGAAAGATGTAATTAAGCTCAAAAGATTTATAAACAAAAAAGTATAATTTATGAAACGAAGGATCATAGGTATAGATGTTGGCAAAAACGGTGGAATTGTAGTGTACGACACCGAGAATAACAAATTATTGGAGTGTATCAAAATGCCACCAACTCCCAAAGACTTATTAGATTTTCTCTCCATATACAAAGAAAATAGCGTTTGTTATTTGGAACGAGTGAATGGCATGACCGGACAAAGTGCTTCTGCCTCTTTTGTTTTTGGAGAAGGTTACGGACAGCTGACTATGGGATTGATAGCTTGTGGGATTCCGACAGTAACAGTATCTCCACAAACTTGGCAAAAAACTATAGGATTACGAAATACAGACAAATTGGGTAAGACAGAATGGAAAAACATCTTAAAGAAGAAAGCCCAACAGCTGTTCCCGTATGCAAAAGTTACATTGGCAACTTCGGATGCTTTACTAATATGTGAATATGGTAGAATTAAAGAAAAGGAATAATGGAAAAATTAAAAAAATGTAGCAAATGTGGCCGGGAACTTCCGGTCAGTGAGTTTTGGAAAAATGCTTCAACCGAAGATGGATTGCAGACATATTGTAAAGAGTGCGGTAATGTTTATGCCAGAAACCGTAAGAAAACTCCGGGAGGGGGGGGGAATTTGAAGAAAATATATTCCAATCCTGAATTGGCAAAATTTTCTCCACGGGAACTTATCGCAGAATTGAAAGCACGTGGATATACCGGAGAATTGAAAGCACGTGGATATACCGGAGAATTGAAATACACCCAAACAATATCATTATAAATGGAAAAGTTACGTCTATTGGTTACAACCAAATGTCCGAACAAATGTCCTATGTGTTGCAACAACTCATGGGATTTTTCAAAATTACCAGTTGTTGAGCACTTTAATTACAAAGAGATCATGATAACTGGTGGAGAACCACTTTTGTTTCCTGAAAAACTGGCAAATTTGGCTGAAAGTATCAAAACCGTTCAAAAATTGGCCTATGGCAATAAAGGAAAATTATTTCTATATACGGCACTGGCTGATATGCTCCCCAATTATATCAGATACTTCGATGGAGTTGTTTACACTCCACATTCTGTTAATGATATTCATAGTTTATTGGAGGCCAATAATTTTTTGTTGGATTACAAAGATGAACTTATGGAAAGTAAATCTCTTCGGCTCAATCTTTTTCCTGATATTAAAAAGCATATTCCTGACAACACAGACCTTTCGTTATGGAAAGTAAAAGATATGCAATGGATCAAAGATTGCCCGGTTCCGGCTGATGAAGAGTTCAAAAGAGTAGCTGAATTATGGGAGGTGGAATGATGAAAGATGTAATTACCCCCCCCATACACAACATCTCTATCCTTATCGCTGGTCTTTAGAAGATGCTGTTTTTACTAAAGATAAAGGAAAGGTATTTTCTTGTTTTGCATGTGGCGGTGGCTCTACTATGGGTTACAAAATAGCAGGTTACGATGTTATTGGCTGTAATGAGATTGATCCACGAATGATGAAATGCTATGAAACAAACCATCATCCCCAGTATAGTTATTTGGAAGATATTCGTGATTTAGTGAAAAGGAATAATCTTCCCGAGGAACTGTACCATTTAGATATATTGGACGGATCACCACCTTGCAGTACATTTAGCATGTCGGGATTACGTGAAGATGCGTGGG